CGGACTGCGGATCTGCAAAAGCCATTAGGCTGTCTCCTGGACTTGAAGGGGTACCTAAAATCTGAGTCTGATTAATAAGACTCGGCACCCTGATAGAACAGCGAACAGGTTTGTCCGCCGCACATGTGGCAATCGCCAATAGAAAATTAGTAGGCGATTTGGGGACTTCGGGTTATACCCAAAGCTCCCAGGATGGCCATCTGGCGCACTGAAAAAGCGCTCCAGTTAAGGCCGAAACCAAAAGGTGTGGCAGCTCTTCGCACTTTCGTTTCAGTTTGAAAGTGTTGAGTTAAATTGAGGACTTCACCGTTACAGGTGATAGCACCTCGATTCGTATAGGTCCATGTTTCGGAAGTTTTTTCCATCATGTACCCGTACGCCATCACCAGACCGTCTGTGGACATAGCAGAGAGGTTGTGTAGCACATCCCCTGTGTTGCTCATCCAATCAGCAGCCCAACTCCATGGCATTAAGTTCCAGATAGCCTCCGGATCAGGCACGCAGCCGTATAACTTATTGGCTTCGCGAATGAACCGTCCTGTCTTATCCCCCATAGAATTACCTGAGGGAATAGCATAGGTAAAGGCACCTGAGAACCACTGTTTTTGCGAAAATTCAGTGGTCTTCGTGGTTTGACCACGGAACTTGCCAGTTTTATAAAGAGGCGTTATCATTGTTGGCCATGGACTAAAAAGCCCGTTGTCAACATGTGAGTATTCCGTCTCTATCGGAAAGTCATACCGCTGCCTAGATGTTCGACCAGAATTCCGCCGATATTGGTCCAGAATCTTTTCATGATTCTGAACTGTTTTGGCGAATTTCTTAAGGTCGTTCACGAAAGGCTTCCACCCGAACTCAACGTTCAGGTACTCTGATCCGAGTTCTCTAAAGTCTTGTAATCTTGACTTCATGAGACCGGATCCTATGATGGAGGGAACTCCATCACGGTACAACTCCCCTAAGGAAGTTGCATGAGATGCGGATGATTGTGTGGGTTCACATCGTGCAATAGCCGTCGTTCCAGCAATGTCCAATGTAGCATCGGACGATTTGCGAAGCGGCGGCATATGCGACTGCGCGAAAGCGCCGGCGACTGCAAACTGCGGACCATGATAGTCATATCGACCGTCATAGTGAGCAT